TCCAAAGCGTCAAGCAAATCGCTGGCCGAATCATCCGGGTCGCCCGCACTGCGAACTTCGTCGAAACAATCAGCCGGGTCAACCATAACGTCGTCCTCGAAATCCTCATCGTCCAGCAAACCGTTATCCAGCCGGTACGCTTTCTTTGCGTCCTCAGCAGCCTGCAAAGTTGCCACCGCTTCCTCATGCGTGGCAGCGGTTCCACTGGCCGCAGCAGCCGCAGCAGCCGCATCGGCAGCCGCCTGCTTGTGCTGCGCAATTACGCTGTCCATTGCAGCGCGATTTTCGCCGGAAACTTTCTTGCAACGTTCGGACGGAACCCATTCCTTTTCCACCGGCTCCGGGGTACCAAACAAGTACGTTTCATTTTCCTCGTCCTCATGGTAAGGAATAGAAAAGTAATTGCCTGTTGCGCATTCCTCGGCAATAACATAAGCCGGGTACGTTTCGCAAACCCAAAACTTGTAAGCATAACCGCATTCGCCTGCGCCGACCGGTTCAGCCGGAAACTGTTTGGCAAGGGCTTTGCATACTTCGGAAATTTCTTCCTCATAGCATTCATCCGCATCCAAGTCGCGGGATTCCATAGCCTTGTGCATGGCAGCCGCATCAAGCACGCTGCGCACCTCCATTGGAATGCCGTCGGGAAACAAGGAACGCGCGCCCACGCTTGTGCCGCCATAAGCCGGGTACGTTACTGCCGAAACATCCAGCAGATTGACGTCGGTCAGCGTTCGCATTGCGAAAAAATCCTCATTGCCGTTCATTTCCTGCCACTGCTGGCCGTCTTTGTTCACAGTAAACGCAAACGAACATTCGTTAATATCGCCGCGCTCAATCCGGGCGTGCGTGGCCACAGCTTCCGCGTCCTTGGGGTTGATAATGCAACGGAACTTTAACCCATGCTCATCCGTGGTAAGTTTTAGTGTGCCGTTCTTGGTGCTGCCAAGTACACGGCTTGAATCGTGGTTGAACAGGCAATAAACGGCGTCGCCCTGTTGCAAGCTGCGCGTAAACGCGCCGGGCGCAATCTTTTCTTTGAAACCGCCAAGGTCTTTGCTTTCGCTGTTGAACAGCGCAGCATAACCGGCGATCGCCATTTCATCGCCTTGCGATTCCGCCCGCAGTTCGGACGCCACATAACGATATTCACGGTGTGCCATTGTAAGCTCCTTCTTTTCTTTAACTACGCCGCCCGCCTGCTTGAATGCTTCGCCCTCTGCTTCCTTATCGGACATGCCCGCCTTTTTCTTGGCGGCATAAACAGAATTCCAAACCTCAACCCACTGTTTCTTCTTATCCGCAGCAACCCAATCGGGCGCGTCGCTTGGCTTTGAATAAGGCATAGCAAACTCCTTGTTAATATAACGAGCGCGTGTTACGTGCCCGCTAGCGTATCCTCAATTTCGTCGCCGTAAATCAACTCGAGCGTGTTCACGCCATCCAGCCGGTACACGCCGCCCGGTTCCGCAACCTTTACCTCTGCGCCGGTAACGCCACTGCTGGCCAAGGCAGATACATTGCTGCGGCTGGTTATAACCAGCGTTGGTCCGCTTAGTTCATTCATGGAACGCGCGCGCGCGAACCCACGCTCATTTCGTTCCACAAAATCGCTTGGGGATTCCCCGCCCGGAATCTTTTCATCCGGATGGTCCAGATACCACTCAAGCTCATCAGCAAAATCAGCACGCTTTTTTCCAGTATAAAGCCCAACGTTCAACGTGCGAAAATCGTCATTATACTCAACCGGAATGCTGCCAAGTACGCGGGAAACAATCCCCGCCGTTTGTTTATGCCGGGGCAACGTGCTGGTTACAATGTGTGTAATGCCTTTATCTTTCAAGAACGCCGCAGCCTTCTCGGCATCCTGCACGCCGTCGACATCCAATTCGTAATTGCCCCAACCCCGGTAAACATCCTGCTCGTTCGCGTCCGTTGTACCATGCCGCATAACGTACAACGGCACCACGCCGTTAATCGTATCCAACCCGCCGCGCTTGCTTTTTCGCGCAGGTTTCTTCCCCTTACCCGCAGCCTGTGACGCTTTGCCCTTAGCAGGCTTGGCGGCTGGCGCTGCGGCTGCCGGGGCAACCGGAACGGGCGCGGGCGCTTTCGGCACAGGCGGCTTTGCGCCGTCTGCTGCGCCGCCCTCAACAAGCGCTTGATCGTTCTGCATGTTCACTTGAACCATGTAAACGTCGCCTGCCGGGCTTTCGTCGGGGTTCATATCCTCGAAATCAAGCACGTCATTTTTGCTCAGGTAACCCCATTGGCGGCCACTGGCGTAAAACTTGGCGCGCGAATCCGCATCCGGATAAAGCAGGTGCCGCTTATCAAACTTAGGCACGAACTTATTTGCTGTGCGTCCCATCTTAGGGAACAGCTTACGCTGTAATTCTTTTTCCCAAGCAGTGATCCATGGCGTCAGGCAATACAACACAAACTCAATGCTATTCTGTTCAACGTTCGACTTGCCACTTTTGGCGTCGCCACTGGCCACCATGTGCAACGGCACATTGAATACGGAACAGATTTCTGAACGTTGATAATTCCGCGTTCCCAACATCTGCCCCTCTTCCGGAGTGGCAGCAATCTTTTGGAATTCAATACCCTGCTCGAGAACGGCAACCTTGAATTGGTTCTCGCCGCCGTGCGCTTCCGCCCAACTGCGGCGCAGGTTCTCAATCGCTTTTTCCTCAAGCTTGTTCGGCAGTTTCAAAATACCAGCCGGGCGCGCGCCGTTGCCAAAGAACTTGGCCCCGTACTTTTCCGTCGCCAACGCAAGGCCGATAATCTGCCGTGACAACCAAATCGTGCTTTGCCCCACGCGGCCGTCAAGCGACATGCCCGGAACGTGGATCATATCCTCTGCCAGAATCAACCGGCGCTTTCCCAAATGCAGCTCGGTATTTTCTGCCGCCGACGGCGTATCGTTGTCAGCTAAATTTTCGGTAGTTTCGTAAATCAACGTACCGGCTGGATGTATGGTACCTTCAAGCAACAACGGTTTAAGGCAACGAATTGCGCGCGTTCGCGCTGGATTGCGCGGCCATAATCCGATTATCTGGTTGGCCCCGTCGCGCTGTATTTCTGTAAAGGCATTGCCCCAAAGCAGGTCATGGATCATCATTGTTTTGAGCCATGTGAACGTTGTCATTTCCACGTTCGGCTCGCAATTCAACAACGGCATAAGGCTGTGGTCAAAGGCTTTCTTTTTGATAACCCGCCCTGCCTTGGTAATAAGCCTTTCGTACACATTCAACGGCATGGATGCAAAGCCATTGCTGATAATGTTCACGCAGGCATAAACCGTGCCCACTTGCAACGCGGTCATTTCCGAAACGCGAATGCCGGAATCTGTACGCCCGCCGTTGAATATGTCGAGCAGCCATTCTGCCGGGTAGCTTAAAGGTACCTGCGGGTTCTCCAAGCTTGAACGATACTCTGCCAAGCCACGGGTTACGCCTGTGGGCAGTGCCGCATTTAACATCCGTGTTAGCCAACGTGCAGCCATTCAAAAGCCTCCCCGCGTGCGGGTCAAACTAACATAAACGTGTTACGGGTTTGTATGTACAATTATAGAAATACAATACCACGGTCGTTATATACACTGCCCTGTGACGCGCTTGGATTCTGCACAACCCTGTGCAGTGCCATAATCGTGGCCACAATGCCGTCAATCTTTTCCTTGCTGTGTTCCTTATCCGGCTTAACGTTGCCGGTTGGGTCCATTTCGGCAGATACGTTGCCAGCGTTCCAAGCCAATACCGGGTTGCCCAAATGCTCCACTTTCTTTTGTAGCACAAGGGCCATCAATTCTTTCATAGGTTCCGACATGGTTTTGTAACCCTGCCGAACCTCAACCAACGTAAGCCCGTCCTCTTTCAAATCGTTGGACAACTGCGTTGCGTTCCAACTATCAAACCCAATCTCCTCAATCTGAAACTTGGCGCGCGCCGCGTTGATAACCGCGCGGATTTGCTGCTGGTCAATCGCGTTGCCTTTGGTTGTTTGTATGAATCCCTCGCGTACCCAAACGTCGTATTGCACACGGTCTTTGGTAACCCTATCCTGCACGTTATCAGCCGGTACAAAAAAGAACGGCACAATTGTCCAGTATGGGTCCGCCTCTTGCAAAACCACTTCATCAAACTCAACCGGCTTGCGCATAAAACGATCCTGCGCCGTTTGCGGTTTCTGCCGCTGTTCCACTTTCCGCTCCGTGGGCGGAAACACAAGCACGAATGCCGACAAGTCAATCTTGCTGGAAAGATCAAGGCCGCCATAGCATGACCGGCCTATCAAACGTTCAAGCGCCTTAACCCGCAAATCGCGCGGGCTTACTAATGGCCCTGCGCTGTTACAGGCTGCCCACTTATCGGGCGGCATCCAGCGCACGTCCTGACTTGTCCATACACATAAGTGTTTACGCAGGAAACTGTTCAGGGCCGTCGGATCTTGCTTGGCCTTGTTGCAGGCCGAACGCAGGTAATCAAGCTTAACGCTTACCCCAAGGTTGGGGTTTGCCATGTACCAGTTGTGCTCGTCCGTCCAATCCGGCGGGTTGCCCTTGGAATCCTTTTCATCCATGCAGGCTATGAACACGAAAAAGTCGTCGCCCTTGCTGGCCTCAACGTTTCCAACGAGTATGTTTTCCCCGCGTGTTCGCTGTGCAAAACAGATACCCTGCCGGTTGTAACCGGCCGTCGTAATTTCAAACGTAACAGGCTGCTGCCGGGCCGCCGTTGATTCAATCAAAACGTCGTATAATTTTCGGTCTGTGTGCGCGTGCAATTCGTCAATTAGCAGCCCGTGGCTGTTCAAACCGTCGAGCGTGTTATCGTCGCTGGATAGCGGCTCGAACTTTGAACTTGTAGCGAGCACGTTCATGTTACCGCGCGGGTTCGCTACGCTCTTGAGCAGGAACGGGGATTTTTTCCGCATCCGTTCTGCTTCCTCATAAACTATCTTGGCCTGATCTTTCTTTGTGGCCGCCGAATATATCTCTGCGCCGGGTTCGTCGTCGCCCACTAGCAGGTAAAGGCCGATACCTGCAAGAAAAGTTGACTTGCCGTTCTTACGGGCAACCTCAACATATACCTCGCGAAAGCGCCGGGTACCGTCAGGGCGTTTCCAACCAAACAGATTGGCCAGTATGAACGTTTGCCATGGGGAAAGGATGAACGGCTGGCCCCCGTCCCTGCCCCATTCGCCCTTGCTATGGCGCAGGCAACCGAAAAAGTCAACTGCGTGCTGCGCTGCTTGCCTATCGAAGCGCAAGCCGCGCTCAGCCCCAAATTTCAAATCTCGCAGAAATCTCTTTACCGCAAGTTTAACCAACTTACCCGCGATAATAGACCCGGAAAGGACCTCATTGGCGTAGTTAAACGCCACATCATAAGCATTTATGTCAGGATGATTTGGCTGTTTTCCCGCAACGTACATG